AGAACTGAACTTGTTGGTGGTATGGGTAAGTATGGTCGCCTTCTTGGTTGGTTATATATTGGAGATGCAGAAGTATCACTGAACGAGCAGATGATTACCGAAGGGTATGCTTGGGAATATGATGGTGGTACTAAGCAAAAGAACTTTGAAGAGCTTCGTGAGATTAGAAGAAGGTACGGTACTCTAGTCGAATAAATGGACTACCACATACTCTTTGTTGTACCTTGGTTGGTACTAATGGGTATTGCTATTTCTATGGTCATCCAAGGTTGGATGATTGTGGGAGAACGTGCTGGTTATCAAAGGAAACCAAACTACAAATCACATCCTGAAATTTCTGAACTCAAAGGAGATACTGGAAAGCTGATGACTGCTAAGTTCGATAAACTGCCTGACGAGGATTACAAAGAATTGTCAGAAAGAATACATAAATTAAAGATGGATGAATTGTTTGATGAACCATCTACCTATGAGGATGAACATTTAGATGACGACTGATAAATCTGTATACTTAGGTAATCCTAACCTAAAGAAAGCAAACGCTACAACTAACTTCACACCTGAACAGGTGGAGGAGTTTATTAAGTGCAGCCAAGATCCAGTCTACTTCATCAAAAATTATATCAAGATTGTCTCTCTTGATGATGGTGTGATCAACTTCAACTTGTATGATTTTCAAGAGAAGATGGTCACCAACTTCCACGAGAATAGATTTAATATTGCTAAACTACCTCGCCAGTCTGGTAAGTCCACTGTGGTTACAGCGTACCTTTTGTGGTACGTGATTTTTACTGATAACGTTAATGTCGCAATCCTCGCAAACAAAGCAGCAACCGCTAGAGAGATGCTTGGACGCTTACAACTCTCTTACGAGAATCTTCCTAAGTGGATGCAGCAAGGTATTATTGCGTGGAACCGAGGGTCAGTGGAACTGGAGAACGGCTCTCGTATCCTGGCTGCATCTACTTCTGCTTCTGCCGTCAGGGGTATGTCTTTCAATGTTATTTTTCTGGACGAATTTGCGTTCGTTCCGAATAATATTGCTGAGCAGTTCTTTAGTTCTGTTTATCCTACTATTTCGTCTGGTAAATCTACCAAAGTTATTATCATCTCTACCCCACACGGGATGAATATGTACTACAAGCTTTGGCACGATGCCGAGCGTGGTACTAACGAATATATTCCTACAGAAGTTCACTGGTCTCAGGTACCAGGAAGAGATCAGAAGTGGAAAGAACAAACTATCCGCAACACGTCCGAACAGCAGTTCCGTGTTGAGTTTGAATGTGAGTTCCTGGGATCTGTTGATACCCTGATCTCGCCAAGCAAGTTGCGTGTGATGGCATACGATGATCCAGCAACAAGCAGTAATGGTTTGGATGTTTACACACAACCAGAAAAAGATCATAATTATACGATGACTGTTGACGTTGCCAGAGGAATCGATGGTGACTACTCAGCATTTACTGTTTTCGATACTACGACTGTACCATATAAATTGGTAGCGAAGTATAGAAATAACGAAATAAAACCATTACTATTCCCCGATATTATTACTGAGACTGCTAAAGCGTATAACCACGCTTACGTTCTTGTAGAGGTTAATGACATCGGTGGTCAAGTTGCAGACATCATACAATACGATCTTGAATATGACAACCTCCTAATGGCAGCAATGCGTGGTCGTGCTGGTCAGGTTGTTGGTCAAGGATTCTCTGGTGGCAAGGTACAACTTGGAGTCAAGATGTCAACCGCAGTTAAGAAGGTTGGATGTTCTAACCTCAAGCAGTTGATTGAAGCTGACAAACTATTGCTGTCCGACTATGACATCATTGCTGAGCTGACTACGTTCATTCAGAAAGGACAGTCCTGGCAGGCAGAAGAAGGTTGTCACGATGACTTGGCAATGTGTCTGGTAATGTTCTCCTGGTTGGCAGTGCAGGATTACTTTAAGGAACTGCACGATAATGACATCCGAGCAAGGATGTATCAAGAACAGCGTGAAGCGATCGAAGCAGATATGGCACCGTTTGGGTTTATGGATGATGGTCTACAAGAAACCTCATTCGTTGATCCAGAAGGACAGGTGTGGCATACCGATGAGTATGGTGACAGATCCTTTATGTGGGAATATAGATGAATCTAGATGATGAGTTTGAACTAGAACACTTCCTGTTCAAAGAACGACAGTGCAGGACGTGTCTTCGCAAGCTCGATTTACTAGAACATTTCTATAAGACAAGACCTGATAGAGGGTCGAACCCATCAGCATATTCATACGAGTGTAAGTATTGCACAATAAAGAGAGTCAGTAAAAGTAGGAAGAGGAGAAGATATAGAACCAGACTGGAATCTGACTACCCAGACTGGTAATGCTCACGTTCTGTTTCCCCTCCTGAAACATCAGTAATTCTAAATATTATTAGAAAAGATTTGAAGAATTTTCAGGAGATTAAGCAATGGCATCTACCCAACTTTCGCCAGGGGTCGTTGTTCTTGAAAAGGATCTGACTACGGTTGCAAACGCAACCCTTGATAATGTTGCGGTGATCGTCGGTTCCTTTGAAAAGGGTCCCGTCAACAAGATTGTTGACATCACATCAGAGAAGGAACTTCTCTCTGTGTTTGGACGCCCCAACGACTACAACTACGAATACTGGTACTCAGCATCACAGTTCCTTCTTTACGGTGGAACCCTCAAAGTCATCCGTGCTAACAGCGCCGCGCTGAAGAACGCGATCGATACTGCTCAGACTACAGTCACAACTTTCAGTGCATCGGACACCACTTTGACAGTGGCATCTAGCGCAGATATTGCACAGAACGATTTCTTGCTGATCGACGCTGAAATTCTTCGCGTTACAGTTATCACTGGTAACGACCTGACTGTCCAACGTGGTCAACTCGCAACTGCAGCAACTTCTCACGCTGGCGGCGCTGCTGTCACTCTGGTGGAAGATGCAGGCACAAGCACCACAATGAACCAGGGCGGTACTCTGGCAGCTGGTGGTACAACTCTGACCGTGACCTCTGTGGCAACACTGGGTGTGACGATCAACGATTACATCAAGATCTCTGACGAAATTCTTCGCGTTTCTGGCATCTCTGGTAACGACCTGACCGTCACTCGTGGCGAACTCGGTACTACCGCAGCAGCACAGACCGATTCTCAGACTGTCACCAAACTGACTGTTACTGCTTCCAAGACCACGATCAACGAAACCACTTCCTCTGGTGTGGTTGCTCCTCTCATCAAGAACCTTGAAGAGTATGAGTCCAGCGTTGAGTCTGGTTCTAACTCCTGGAAGTTCGGTGCACGTCACCCTGGTCTCTACGGTAACTCCCTCCGTGTTGTGATGACTGACGCTGGTGCAGACCAGATCCTGTCTCTCACACAACCTACCACTGCTGAGTGGGAATTCAGCAGCACAACCGATGTTTCCTACAGCGCAGCAAACGCTACCGCTAAGATCTATCGTTACAACATCGTTGCAACTCTGGACTCTGGAACCATTACTGGTGACTTCAACGTCAACGAGTATTGGAGAGCAGAAGATGGTAGCGCAGTCTCCATCCCTGTCCAAGGTCAGGTTAAAGCATACGATCCACTGACTCGCAAGATTGAGATCGACGTTAACTACTCACTGTCTTCTGACGTGCTGGAAGTTGGCGATGTGATCGCACTCTGGACCGCTGAGACTGGTGGTACAAGAACTGGTGACAAGGCAACTGTTGAGTCTATCGACCGTCAACTGCACGTCATCAACGATGCAAACGCAAACCGCTACGAAGCAAACTACACCCTGTCTGACGACAACGCTTCTGGTTCACCTAACGTAAACGTCGCTTCCGTCCGCTCTGAGTATGATGAGCGTTATTTCGGTGGTGGTCAGCGTTGGGCATCTGTCGCACCTCGTCCTGGCACATCTCCTTGGGTCTCTGACCGTGGTGGTGCTGATGACCAGATGCACATCCTCATCCTTGATGGTGACGGCAAACTGACTGGTACTCCTGGATCTGTCCTTGAGAAGTTCCTGTTCGTGTCTAAGGCAACTGACGCACGTGGTACACAGGGCGAGACAGTCTACTATGCAGACGTTATCAAGAACAACTCTCAGTACATCTACTGGGGTTCTCACGAAACTGGCAGCATCTTCGATGTTGACTCCGTGAATAACGGTGGTTTCGGTCAGTCTGGTGTGTCCCGCACATTCGACCTGATCAAGCAAGCTGCTCCTATCAAGACTAACGAAACATCCCTTGGTCGCGAGATCATCGGTACTGCACACGGTTCTACCGCAACCTTCCACCTCCAAGGTGGTGCTGACGGTTACACCCTGGCACGTGGCGAGATCCTCGGTTCCTACGACCTGGTTGCTGACAAGGAAACCATCGATGTTGATTACATCCTGATGGGTCCCTCGATGGCAGACACTAGCGATACAGTCGCTAAAGCACAGAAGATCATTGACATTGCAGCAACCCGTAAGGATTGCCTCGCATTTGTTTCTCCCTCACGTGGCGATGTGATCGGTCAGTCCGACACTAACGTCATCGTCAACCGTACGATTGACTTCTTCAATCAGTTGAGCAGCACCTCTTACGCGGTGTTCGATAACAACTACAAGTACATCTACGACAAGTACAACGACAAGTATCGTTACATCCCTTGTAACGCTGACGTTGCAGGTCTTGTTCTGAGCACAACCCTCAACTCTGAGGCTTGGTTCTCTCCTGCTGGTTTCAACAGAGGACAACTCCGTAACGCAATCAAACTGTCTTACTCCCCTCTGAAGGATCACAGAGATCGCTTGTACGCAGCACGTGTCAACCCCGTCGTGGCATTCCCTGGTCAGGGTATCGTCCTCTTCGGTGACAAGACTGCTCTTGCTTACCAGTCCGCATTCGACAGAATCAACGTCCGTCGTCTGTTCCTGGTTCTGGAAGATGCAATCGCAAACGCTGCTAAGACACAACTGTTTGAACTGAATGACGAGTTTACTCGCGCTTCGTTCAAGAACATTGTGGAACCCTTCCTGCGTTCCGTCCAGTCCCGTCGTGGCATTATCGACTTCTTGGTTGTTTGCGACACCAGCAACAACCCTGCAGAAGCAATCGACCGTGGCGAATTCTTCGCGGAGATCTTCGTGAAGCCGACTCGCTCGATCAACTACATCACCCTCACCTTCACTGCAACTAGAACTGGTTCTAGTTTCGCTGAAGTTACTAACTGATCTCAAGAGAATTAACTAGGAGAAAACAATGGCAGAAGCACAACCAGGACAAGTGGAGCAGAGCTCGGTAAGAGCTCCGATCTTCACCTTCCGCGATCAAGTTAGAGACTTTGCACGTCCTAACCTATTCCAAGTCGAAATTTATGCACCCCCGATCCTTCAGGACGGGGTTACCCCTCAGTCTGGCGGTATCGCTGGTTCTGCACTCGATGGAGTGGAGAATTCGGCAGGTGCATCCCAACTTAACGCAGCTGACGCATCCGCTTTCGGTACCTTCCTTGTGAAGGCAGCAAACATCCCCGCTTCTACAGTGGGTGTTGTTGAGGTTCCTTACCGTGGTCGTATGCTGAAGATCGCTGGTGACCGCACATTTGAACCTTGGACCGTGACTGTTCTTAACGACCAGTCCTTCAAGTTCCGTGCATTCTTTGAATCTTGGTCTTCCAATATTCAAGCACTCCAGCAAAACTTCCAGAACGCTAACACCATCGCTGACTATCAGGCAATGGCAAAGGTTAGACAGATGGATCGCAAGGGTAGCGTCATCCGTACCTACAAGTTTGAAGGTATTTGGCCAAGCAACATCAGCGCGATTGATCTGGATTGGGGCAACAACGATACTCCTGAAGAGTACACCGTTGAGTTCCAAGTTCAATACTGGACCTACGATACTGACATCAACACTGGTAATGCCCAAAGTTAGTGATTTCTAAATCAGATAAATAGATCTGATAAGGAATTACACGGCATATCAATGTCTCAGTTATTTGGTTATTCTCTTGAGCGTGCTAAGAAGGGTCAGTCTCCTGGCCCTTCTTTCGTGCGTAAAGAGTCAGATGATGCTGCTACTCCCGTAGCAGGCGGTGGATACTTTGGCACTGCTATCGACCTAGACGGTAGTTACAAAGATGAAAACGACTTGATTCGTCGCTACCGAGAAATGTCCATTCACCCAGAATGTGACCGCGCTATCGACGATGTTGTCAACGAAGCAATCGCAGGTGAACTGGATGATACTCCAGTGGACATCGAACTGTCCAACCTCGAAGTAAGTCAAGCAATTAAGAAGCGTATCCGAGAAGAATTTCAAAATGTTCTTCGCCTTCTTGACTTTGACAAGAAAGCATACGACATTTTCCGTCGGTGGTATATTGATGGGAAACTTTATTACCACAAGGTGATCGATACAAAGTCACCTCGTCGTGGTATCACAGAACTTAGATACATTGACCCGCGTAAGATTCGCAAGGTCATCGAGCTGGAACGTCCGAAGGATAAGCAGTTTGTCGATCCGCGCACTATGGAGTCGAACCTCGCTCCTAAGTCTGCTGAATATTACGTTTACAATCCGAAAGGTCTGCGAGCGGCAGAGACTGCTGGTATCAAGGTTGCTCCTGATGCTATTGCCTTCTGCCACTCTGGTCTGAAGGATATGAACAAGAATGTGATTATGTCACATTTGCACAAGGCAATCAAAGCTCTCAATCAACTTAGAATGATTGAAGATAGTCTTGTGATCTATCGTTTGTCCCGCGCACCAGAACGTAGAATTTTCTACATTGACGTGGGCAATCTTCCCAAACAAAAAGCGGAACAATACCTCCGTGAGGTGATGTCCCGTTATAGAAACAAACTTGTATACAATGCCGACACAGGGGAAATCCGAGACGACAGAAAATTTATGTCGATGCTCGAAGACTTCTGGCTCCCAAGACGTGAAGGTGGAAGAGGTACTGAAATCACTACGCTCCCAGGTGGACAAAATCTTGGAGAGCTTGAGGACGTAAAGTATTTCCAAAAGAAACTCTACCGTGCACTCAATGTTCCTGAGTCACGTCTTGAATCTGAGTCAACATTTAATTTGGGTCGCGCTGCTGAAATCACACGCGACGAAATTAAATTTCAAAAATTTGTCACTCGCCTTCGTAAGAAGTTCTCTGAACTGTTCCACGATCTGCTGAAGACACAACTGGTTCTCAAAGGTATCTGCTCAATCGAAGATTGGGAAGATATGGCAGAGCACATCCAGTATGACTTCATCGCGGATAACTACTTTGCGGAACTGAAGGAGAAAGAGATTATGACTGAACGTCTGAATCTCCTTGCGACAATGGATCCTTTTGCTGGTAAGTATTTCTCACTTGATTATCTCCGCCGTCAGATCCTTAAGCAGACTGATGCTGAGATGAGAGAAATCGACAAGCAAATTGAGAAAGAAATTGAAAGTGGAAAGTTGATGGATCCCGCATCTATTGATCCTGCAACTGGAATGCCATTAGAAGATCCTAATGCTATGGGCGAAGTTCCTGAAGAAGAAACTGGTCCTGGCGGAGTTGAATCTATTGCGCCCGCAGACTACAAACGCGGAGAATTCTAAATAATACTGTTATGACAATCTAACATTATGGCTAGCGTAGATGCTATGGACATCGTAAATAAACTTTTTACGGGATCTAAGGATCTCAGTAAGGAGGTCGATGTCGCACTGAAGGCAATGACTGCTGATGCTCTTGAAGCAAAAAAGAAGGACATTGCTGGTAACTGGATGGACCCCGCAAAAACACCTGAAGAGGAAACTGATGAAACTGATCACGGAAACGATTGAAGACATTAAACTTCTAACCGAAGAAAAGAACGGTAAGAAGCGTCTGTACATTGAAGGTACTTTCCTTCAGGGTGAGATCAAAAACCGTAATGGTCGGATGTATCCCATCAGTACACTCGCTCGCGAAGTGTCTAAATATAATGAATCATTCATTAAGACGGGTCGCGCTCTTGGTGAACTGGGTCATCCCGACGGTCCTACCGTCAACTTGGATCGTGTCTCTCACGTTATCACCTCCCTGGTTCAGGAAGGAAATAACTTCAAGGGACGTGCACGCATCCTCGATACACCTATGGGTAATATCGCAAAGAATCTTCTCGATGAAGGCGTCCAACTTGGCGTTTCTTCTCGTGGCATTGGTTCACTGCAAACCTCCAGTGAAGGTGTAAAGATCGTTGCCGACGACTTTATGCTCGCTACAGCAGCAGATATTGTTGCTGATCCTTCTGCTCCTGACGCATTTGTGAACGGAATTATGGAAGGTAGAGAGTGGGTCTGGAACAACGGAATCATTAGAGAATCCGAAATTGCAACGATTAAAAGGAGTATTGATAATGCTCCTAACAGAGCGGTTCTGGAAGAGCGCAAACTTTCCGCGTTTTCTCAGTTCCTTAAAACTCTGTAAACGATAAATATTTCTATAGAAAAGCAAAGACTACTAAGGAGACAACCAATGTCGCAAGAAAAAGAAGTGATGGTTTCCGAAGAACAACAAGAAGTCACCGAAGCTAAGTTCGACGGTGCCGTTGCTGATGGTTCTTCGCTGGGATCGGTTGAGGACCTGGGCGGTCCTACCCCTACAAACAACAAACCTGATGATGAGTCTAACAAACTGAAGACTCCTTCTCAGACCCAGGCATCCGCGCCCAAGACCAAGCCCTCTGACGCATCACCCAAGAAGCACGAATCTGTGGAAGCAGAGAATGCTGAAGGTGATGAACTGATCGAAATCGATCTGAGCGCAGACGTGGCAGCACTGACTGAAGGCGAAGACCTGAGTGAGGAGTTCAAGGCAAAAGCAGCAACAATCTTTGAAGCTGCAGTTGTTTCCCGCCTCAACGAGGAACTCGATCGTGTTCACGGTGAGTATGCATCAGCACTCAGTGAGCAGGTTGAGTCAGTCAAAGCTTCTCTCGCAGAGCAAGTCGATGAGTATCTGACTTATGCTGTGCAAGAGTGGATGGGCAAGAACGAGATCGCAATCGAAACTGGACTGAAGTCCGAGATTGCTGAGAGCGTTGTTGCTGGTCTCAAAAAAGTATTCGTCGAGAACCATATTGAGGTTCCCGAAGAAAAAACTGACATCATCTCTGAGATGGTGACAGAACTAGATTCGATGGAAGCAAAACTCAACGAGCAAATCGATAAGAACGTTGCTCTGACCCGTGAGGTTGGTGCATTCGTGAAGAATGGGATTGTGAGTGAGATCTCTGAGGGTCTGGCAGCTACCGAAAGGGAAAAGCTTGCTGGTCTGGCAGAGGGTGTTGAGTTTGAAGATGAAGAGTCATTCCGCAGCAAAATCGAGACTCTGAAGGAGTCGTATTTCTCTAGCAAGCCCCAAGCGGCAGCAGAGACGATTGCTGAAGATGTCCAACCTGTTGTGGATAGCGATATGACGGAATCGATGTCACGTTACGTCGATGCGCTCCGTCGCTGGACTAAGTGAATTAGTCATTAAACCAATTTTTCCAAAACTATAACCTAAAGAGGTAAAAAGCAAATGTTCAAATCCGAGCATCTGCAGGAAAAGTGGTCCCCCGTTCTTAACTGCGAAGGTCTTGATTCCATCAAGGATAGCTATAAGAAAGCGGTAACCGCAGTCCTGCTTGAAAACCAAGAAAAGTTCCTGGCTGAAGAGCGTGGCGTGCTGACTGAAGCAGCACCTACAATGTCTGCTGGCACTGCTGGTTTCAGTGGTTCTTCCACTGCAACTGGTCCTGTTGCTGGTTTCGACCCCGTTCTGATTAGCCTCATTCGCCGTTCGATGCCTAAGCTGATTGCTTATGACATCGCAGGTGTGCAACCGATGACTGGACCTACTGGTCTGATCTTCGCAATGCGCTCCAGATACGGTACAACTCGTACAGGCACTTCTAACGAAGCGTTCTTCAACGAGGCAGACACCGAGTTCTCCGCAGAGAACGCAGCATCTGATCTGGGTAGAACTGCTCAGGCAGGTAGCAACCCTGGTCT